GCCCCTTATTCGAATTCGAGGATCGAAACATCCCCTCCATTTCCTTGAGGAATGCTACTATACTTGAACCTTGCGCTCAAGTTTGATTCAGCAGAATCTAAGCCTCCATGATAGGCCAATAGTTCCTTGAGTATACCCAAGTAAGACATATTGGACCAGGAATCCACTTGCTGCATTAGCTTAGACCTAGCTTTTTGGCCCATGACTGCAAATCTAGGCATCTTTGCAACGAGACAAGAGAGTATATCTCTAGTTCTTCCCATAAACTCGACGCCATGTGTTTCTACAACTAAGGTGCCAGTATTAGTTGGGGTGGCGTTGTAGCATTGAGAGTAGACAATAGTACCTATCTTAGTATTGCCTGAAGCCCCAGAGAACAGAAAACTGGCTACCGGACCCTTATTATATTTGGTCACTGTACTAGTAGTGTCGAGATTGACTGGCCAGTTCCATTCTTTAAGATCTGCGTTAGCGGCGTCTGGCTGAAATCCTGATATGGTGAGTGGATCAGTCACATCTGCTAAAGCTTTGACTTTAAACGTCTTCCTATTAGTGTAGCCGCTACGCTCTATAGTACATGTGTTGCCTGCATTCCCTGCATTGAGAACTCCCGAAGCTCCGGCAACAGTAAAGGTACTATTTGGCTGTTCTGTACAATAAACAGCCTCGACCTTTCCACTATTATTACTAAAATTCAGTGTAGGAATGAATGTAGCTATGAAGCCAGCTGTTGTAATAGTAGAAACATTTGGAGCACTGACGCTTGGTCCGCCCATTGCTGTCCAGTAAGAGGTAGATGCTTGATTACCTGTAGAGGGGTCGAAAGTGTTATCGTTTTTAACGATAACATTACATCTAACTGGATCTACATCGCCCAAGGTATTTCCGTAAGGGCAAATATGAACTGCTGCAGAACCTGAGGCGTTGGTAGTGACATCTATTTCCATTGTATTAGTCTTGCGCCAAATGTCTGCCTGTCCCATTATCCATGGCGAATCAAAAGGGAAGGTCTTACAATCTATTATACCCTTTAAGGTATTAAGATTAACTTCGTTTAGAAGTTCTCCCGAAAAGGTGTCAAGTGTGGATTTAGCATTTGCTTCTGCACCTTTATTAATACCTGACATGTCAGCTGCATATGGGTTGACTTTAAATTCTTCAGTTGAGACTGCATCTTTGGCTTTACCAAAGAGTTTCTTGATATATTCAACCCCTTTAGGTATATTATCTTGGACGACCCCCCAGAGTGTATCCAGGACTGGGCCTCCGAAAGCTCCGGCTATGGTCCTTAACATGTTACCTACGCCTGGCAGGTCATCTATTAAGGCCAATTGAAGATGGAGTATCTTCTTATCTTGGGTGAAATTCTCGAAATCTGGTTCCAGTTTCTTCATAGTCTTTTCACCAATGAGCTCTTCTAGCGCTTTCATTTTGCCTCGGCCCTTAATCGCATTAAGGGTGCCTAGCTGCGTCTTCAAACGACCTGCATTATATGCATTGATAACTTGATCATAGCTAGGATGATCCAACTCGTCTGCTATGGTCTTGCCTGCAGTACGAAGTTGATTAACTTGGCCTCTATTAAAGCGCTTTGAAACTTTTTTAAGATCAAATTGATCTCCATATTTTTCTTTTAATTTTAAAATTCTATTAACATCTTTTTGTTTTATACTCATCTGGTTCGTTGGCTGTACAGCCGCAGTGGGATGACTGAACGTACACAAAATGGTAGGTATCATGCTAGCCTTTCGAGCATAGCACACCTTCTCGGTCTTACCTCCAGAAAACAGCCGGCAATTTCTCGCTGATTTTCTACCACAAGTATACTTTAGTATACTTTCGTCGAAAGTCCATCGAGAAAATACCTGAGCTTTAGGGTCATTCTTCCAAAAGATGTCTTGGATATCTTCGAATCCTTGCTGGGGTTTACCTTTAATGGCGAACTTATCATAATATTTTTCAGCTTCACGCATACGTTTAGTAGTGGTAGCTGAATGTTTTAAGTGCTTATAACGCCATTCAATAAAACTTCGAATTCCCGGAACTTTCATTCCCCAGCTCTTAAGTTGGCCTGTAATCACCGAGTTAAACTCAGGGACGGAAAGTGAAAAAGGAATCTTCGTTGAAAAGGCTCCGGTGGTAAGAGAACGGTGAAATTGTCTAGAAAGATAGACAGTTTTGTTTACTACTATCCCATATTTGGAAAGGAAGTCTATACCGTCTTCGGAGAAAGTTAGAGACTTGGCTACCTGGCCTAATCCATAACTATTTCCTGGACCTTGAATGTTCTCACCTTCTTTATGGTAATAAGTCCAAAAGATAGCCTCGAAGGCTTCTTTGTACTGTCTATCTAAAGCCATGAAGACATCATCTCCTGAAATAAAATAAGCTACCGTTTCAGGCTTGTCTGGGATTTGAGCCTTGAATAACATGAATTTAATATATTCACAGACTCTTGTAAAGTTACCCTGCGAAGTAGCCCATGGTTCACCACTATTTACACCCCCTTCAGTGGTTCCCTTAATCATCCAGCGTTTAGCTCCGAAAATAGAACCTTCTTCCTTAGTCCACATAATCTTGAACTTAATAGTGGTTTGTTTCTGTCTCTTAATCATAGCTTTAATTTGTAGAGCTGAATAATTCATCCGAGTACCAATCCATTTTGTCATTCTCGGGAAGATGTATGCGTCCACTGCTTCTCTCAAGCCAGCATGCTGGTGTGAATCATGAGCGACCCCGTCCCAGTAAACAAATAGAGGATTATTTACTCTTTGGATTAGCTCAGTAAGCTTCTCTTGGAGTTGAGCTGAATCTTCTCCATGAATAAAATGATCTTTGTAACGACGACAGCGTTTCAGAGCTCGTATAGAGTTGACGCTGTTGAGTCCACATGGGCCTTTGACTTGTGGAGAAGGATTATAAATACCCCTACCTTTAGATTTCTTAGTCATTGGATCATTAGGATCGAGGGGTTTATTGTGCTGCTTCTCATCCCATTTAGCAATGTAAGACATAGTATAAGGGATGACTGGTTTTTCATCGAATTCTTTAAAACCTTTGGCGTATTCTGTCCTCTTGCGCCGCTCTGTACGTCTTAAGTACTCTTCCTTTCCCATTAGAGGGGTAGTCATAGCTTCATATTCAAGAAGCCTCCAATCTTCCTCTTGAGCTCTGATAAATTTCCTGAATTCTAGTTCTACTAAAATATCAGGAGTAACTTGAGGAGCGGTATTTCTTAAAAAGAATGCCCAGAGTCTGTTAACACCATCTGGCATGGGTATAGCTGGCCCGTAACGTTTATTTTCAGGGTAAACTATTAATCCTGAATCTTCCGCATTAAGAGTATCCAATCTAATGGGCTTCTTCAATTGAAGTTTCACTATCTCCTTAAAGGAGCAGGAATGGCCTGAAGGTTTTTGACACTCCATCGTGGCTATCAGACCGCTTTTAGTATAATTCTTCAAATCAGCGATCTTCTCGTCTGAAATGGGTTGGTATGGGTGTTCTCCATTACGATATAAAGCGATAGCAGTCTCCCTTGAGGCATAACCTTTTAGGTTACCAGCCGTAAAGTTTCTTAGTCTAGTCTGCTTAAGATCAGCTGCTAGCTTGACTAGAGATAATATCATTGACAGAGTGTATAACTTGGTCACTTTACCTCCTTTAACTGCAGCCATGACATCGCCTGCTAGAGGTATTAGGGCTGCTAAAGCATCAACTAGAGTATTATTTAACCAAGTATTTTGCTTGAATAAGTATTGTAGACCCATTATTATTACATTGAGAGAATGACCGAGAGCGATCTTCCAACCTTGTTTTTCGATACAGACTGCTACTGCTCCAATGCCGATAGAAACTAAGAAATAATTGGGATTTGCTAAACCGGCGGCTTGCGCTATTTTACAAACGGTTAAGGCAAATCCTCCCATTGCAACTACGCCGGATAATCTTAATAATTGTCTCCAATCAACTGGATCGGCGAGTTTTCCTGCTACATACTTCTTCATTCTGAGTAGCTTAGTGACTTCTACAAGAATTGTATCTGCTAAACTCTTTGAGTAAACTAGTTTCTTGTCTGTAGTCACATTAATAAAGGCTAATAACCTCTTGAAGGCTTTCTCTCTAGTATCAGGGTTGACTAATTCTGTATCATTGTTTCCTAGGACTAAGAAGTCATTAATAGACTTAGTAAGGTCTTCCTGACGGATGGTATCGCTATCAACAGCACCGTAGATCCAATCAGTAAAACGTTCAAGCCATGACTTGTAGATCGGATTATCTGGCATGTCTTGTTGGAAGGGTATGCTCTTATCTCGTCCATTGGTCAGAATATATAAGTTGAGACTGACTTCATTGCCTATTCTGACCAAACCGATCTGCTCCCAGACAACCCCATCATCACTCCATTTAGGCATCATATAGGGCTTGGGGAATCTAAGGACTACCTCGCTGGGCAATTGGTTCTTAAGAGAGAGCTGTAACTTCTTTGGTGCAAAATCTCCTAGTAAGCCATCCGTAACCGTAACATGACCTTCATCATCGTATAGATCATAAACGTCTGGACGGTTAGGTACTTCCAAGAGAATAACGTAAGCAACTGAATCCGGATCGAATTGAAGCATTTGTCGAATATAGGCATATTCGCTCTCTCTTACCAGACCAGTATATAAAATTGCTGCATTAGTACGACTGGTAGTAAAGTCTGGACTAGACTGTATAAGCCTAACATTGTCCGCAGGAGTATGCTGTCTCACATACTTTGCATCAATTTTATCTTTGCCCCTAAAAGCGTCTATCCTGACTGCTTGTTCTAATTCCGTCTTTTCAAGAAAAGAAGATCTCTTGAGGATATTAGAAATCTTATTATAATCTGAATTGAGATCTGTAAAGGTCCTGACGTCTGCCGCTATCAGATTATTTATGATTTGAGTGGTTAGGTAATCTTTGGCCGTCTTATAGAAGGGAGCTGGGGTTGAATGCACAAAACTCGTCCCTCCTTCTCTAACAGTTCTTGTCTGTAGGGGGAATAACTCTGAAACCCATTTAGTACCCTCCTTACCAAGTTTAATCGTAGTATTGATAAAAATTTGGTTATCCTTGAAATAGAAATACTTGGAAGTTTCCTTAATCAAGCGTAAATTAGCTTGATCTCTAGGTGGTTCAAACTCAAGCCCGTCTTCTATAGGTCTAGCTTCTATCTTTTTAACTCCCATTTCTTCTTCGAGCTGCTCTACAGTCTTAGCATTGGGAGGGTCACAAATTGGCTGACCTGCCAGGAAAGCAAATAAATTCTTTGGATCAGAGAATCTATTCTTAGGATTAGGATCGGCTTTGAGTGGAGTAGCTGGAGTACCTTGTTGATTTGGTGTCTGGACTTGAGGTGTAGAAGGCTGGTTGTTGGGAGTCGTAGTTTGTTGTTGAGTGATACGAGGGGAAGCGCCTGGCACCCCGTTAGCCAACATCGGATCCCCTTCAGGATTAGTTTTGTCAACATAAGTGTTGCCTACTCTAAGTCCTTTTACAATCTCAGCCAATCTCTGTGGAAGCACATCAGATTTTACTAAAGTAATTTCAGCTGTCTTGAGCTTGTTTTGGTCTAATAACCGTAAATTGACGGCGGCCTTAGAAAAAGTCCTGTCCCAATGGTTATTGTTGTACAATGCTGCTATAAAATGGACGGGTGCGGCTTTATTAGCTCCAAAGAAACTTATAGTTTCATAATGACCTTTAGCGAGTATATCGGTAGAAGGTCCTTGCTCTACGAATCGGTACAAAATGTACGAGATTCTGTAAGCTCGACAGAATTCATCTATTTCTTCGTCCATTACGAAGGCATCGCTGTAACCTCTAACTCTCCTTCGAGTATTGATAAAATTCTTAAAGGTTTCGGCAGTGATCTTCTTCAAGTTCCATGGCTTCCATGTTAAGTAATTGAACTCGAAGGCATCGGCAGCACACCAATTTACAGGTGGTCTACTCTGTCTCTCTCTCTGGAAGATATCGACTGAAGCATAAACATCCACGTGTAGTGAATTATCACTAGGAGCAAAGACCAAACCTGTTTTAAAACCGATATCTTGAGGATCGGTAATTATAGGAATGTCATTGGCGCATATCTCTCTTAATAGAGAGTTAGTGGACCAAGGCATCTTGTGCTCTTGTCCAAGATAAACTGTCATTTCTCTTCTGAGTGCATCTGAATAATTATCAACCTCTTCTTGAGAAAGTATGGATTGGGTAAATAAACCTAATAAAGGTAAGAAGTGTTGAGCTCCTGTTCTACAGGTTACCACTATCCAGATGGCCATTGCGAAAGTGCCGCAGATCTGGGTATCCATTGGAATTTGATAGTGGTAATAAGTGACTCCACCTGAATTAGTTTTTTGAACCACTTTTAACCGATGAGGGTCATGATCATCCAATTTCAGATGAATCAGAGGCAAGCTGGTCTTAGTGAACAGTCCTTGTTTAAATGGCTCTGGAGAGTCTGGTTCTGGTTCGGGAGAACTTTCCTTTTCCTCTTCTTTAATTACTCCCTTATCCTTTTGCGTGGTAGCATAATACTTAGTAGCCTTGGGACGATATTCGATCTTGACTTGTGACTTCTTGTGTGAGGGTCTCTTTTGTTTCTTATCAGAACCTAGACTATAGGTAATCAATGGCAAATGACTTACCTTGTCATGGTCATAAATGGAAACTTCAAACCAGTTTAGTTGTCTAAACAGGTCAGCCATAACATCTTCTTCCTTTTGACGTATAGTCGCCAGTTCAAAATGGTTGGCTTTGGCGAAAAGTATTGAACCCTTCCCGTTAGTGTCGACCTCAGAATCGTTCTCTATTATTGGTATTCTCATAATGGATGAGAACAACAATAAAGGACACTTATCGGCCTGACATTCTAATATAAGTCTTATACTGTCACCTATTCTAGCGTCACCCATTGTTTCAGCTTTGCTGAGGAGTAATTTAATTAAGTCGTCTCTAGTTAAGCTTGGAAGCTTAGAGAGAGGTATCCAACAAGCAGCTAAGGCATACAGGAAGCAATAGCCTCCCTTTGAAGGTATATCGATGATTTTAATAAAATCACCAGCCAATAAATTAACTTTTGAAGGATCTTGACTCCAGTCATGCTGAATGTCAATACCCCAAAGTAATTGTGCCCATAGACGAATCTCTCTTTCTGGGTCGTGACTGCTTTTAATAAATAAACCTTCTGCCAAGGTAGCTAACTGATCTGTACTTTCAATAAGAATTGGTACAAATTCCTGGGCTCCTGGGCCCATCTCTCTCCCAATATCAACGACCTGGCATTTAGAATGCTTCGTAAGGTTATAGCGGAGTATATCCTGGCTATTATCCTTAACTATCAAATATTTCAGACCATATAAATATGTGTCCGTGAGAGAGAGTAGCTTGTCTTCTGTCATTTGGATATTATCTGGACATAAATCTATCCGCATAGGTTTCATACCTTTTCTCCAAACGACTACGCAAATAGCTTTACTATTAAACGAAGAATATTCGAAGTCAGCAAAAGCTATATCTTCTGAGAGTATTTCAAGTAAACGAACAGCATAGGACATTTTCCTACTTTCTATTACATCTCTCAGAGCCTCCTTTTTCGGCTTTAGAGGATCTGAATCCTCGAAAAAGCGACGAAGTGCCATAAAGCATAACGCTCTAGCTTCATTCTTGGAAGAAGCTCGAGCTACAGCTCTATGTTCTCCTAGCTTGAGTGTTGACTCAGTGGAGGTCTTGCCTGCTTCTTGAATTATTCTGTCTTCAAACGTAAAGGCTACGCCCTTTTGTTTGTAACAGTTTAATTCATTCAACTGAACAGATATCTGTTCAGTTGTCAAAGCTTTACGTGCTTGTACACGTGCTAACTCATTATCAGCGTTAGCTTGCTGAATATTATTTAAATAAATATTTTGTTGTTCCATCTGGTTGTTGGCTATCCAGCCCGACGAAGGAATTTCAACTCATACAAAAAGAAGGGTATCTAACACTCCTTGCGAGAATGCTAGTCCAATACGGCCTTACCCCCGAAAAACAACCGGCAT